CGATAACTTCCTTCCAGGCTCAACTGGCTCTTAAAGTTGTGACCTACATCTTGATATGGCAAAGCCCTTATCAAGTTCAGTCAAAACTATAAAGAGGGCTAAGCCCGACACTGCTAATCTTTCGATCCAGCGCACACCCGAGTCACTCAGGTGATTCCTTCCGTCCAACGTGACAGAAAGTCTGAAAATGTTTATTGACGTTGCCGTCATTGTAGAAGATTACTCTTCCACATATTGGTACATAACTGGAACACCAGTGAAGAAATAAAAAGAAAAATCTTCACCAGCTGCAGTCCATTGTTGGAATGCAATTCTATCATCTGTTCCAGAACTAAATGAAAAGTCTAAACCAGTTGCAAAAACACTTTTGGTTGTTGGACAATCCAAAGTCCTTGCACTAATTAAACGTGAATAACCCATCCTTGCTCGATTATAAAAAGGGAATTCAACTTCAAGTCCACTATTAGTTTGAGTACCTGTAACTGCTGCACCCTGCCACGTGTCACGTGTGCAGAATTTAGTTACTGATGTTGAAGAATCACCAATTACATTATTTCGTAACCATGTGCCCATCGGAGCTATTTGATACTCATTTCTTGTAACTATTGGTGCTACTTGCATACCAGCCGTATGATATAAATATTTGTGTCTTACAGACCCTCTATATCCAGCATAGCATGGTTGAAAGAAACTTAAAGGATTCATATTACTAAAATTATATTTACCAAATTCTTCATTATCCACTCCTAAAGGATCATATCCTTGTTGATATGGAAATGTTTTGTTGGTAAGTGTCATAATATTAAAATCACCTGGTCCTTTCGCATATGTTCTACACCAATATCGTGTCATAACATACCTTTTGATCATTTCTCGAATGCTTGTTATTGACTCTCCAAAATAAACATTCATAGTTTGATCAGTATCTGAACCTTCACTAGCAATAGTATCTAACTTCATACTTGCATTAGGTTCATCAACATCATTTTCCATCACCAAACCACTTTGTGATTCTAATGGTTCTTCAGCTGCCCTAGCAGCTAAAGGAGGTGGTGGTTCTTCTTGTGGATGTCTAAAATAATTCAAACTTCTTATCTTCAATGCATCTGGATCTGCAAATTTTGCATCATCACACATTGAAACGTAAACATTAACTGAAATGTCTGAATCAGCACTTGGTGATACTAATTCATTAATTACATCCAATTCTATTACACCATTACAAGCTCTCATAAATAATTCAGATAACCTCGTACTTGGTGAATAATTAAGATTTCCATCAATTTCTTCACATTCTAACCACGGTTGAAATTGTCCCCAACCAATAGTTATTTCGAAATCTTCGGCTTCAGCTATATCAATAACCCTAGAATAATTAGTATTATAATCAATATTTGCTCCTAATGATCTAGGATCATATCGAATTAACATCCTACCTTTATGATATGCTGATTTAACTACTTGAAATCTAAATTTGATTGAACCTTGCCAATATTTAAATAACTGAGCCATATGACACATAGGTGTCATATGCAACTCTCTTCTTAATGTTGGTGTTGTGTAATTAACACTACCAAATAAATCTGGTGCTACACGACAATTCCAC